CAGCAGACTTTAACGATATTGTACTATTTGTTTTTCTTACAGTTATTGTAAGTGTAGTTTCGTTTATATCTTCTATCCAATTAAATTGATTTAGAACTTTTTTGAGATTTGACCAACAAATATCTTTAGCCATTTTGAGAGTTGGTGCTACATACCATATCTTTTGATTTGGTATAGCCGCATATTTCATCATCTCAGTTATAGCAAGATATGTTTTACCGAATCTTCTACCTGATATTAATACTCTAAATCTTTTATTTGATGATGATATACGATGTTGTGGTTTTGTTAGAGTTATCTTCATTACAGCCAAATTTTATGTAGATATTAAATTTATTAACATCATCTTTGCCTATTTCAACAATCTTATCATAAGCTTTTGTATAACCTGAAAGCATACAACTATAACCATCTGCATAAGTTTCATTTATTCTATGTGGTGGCATACAAGAAGTTTTACCCTCAACATAAGCACAAATAATCATAGTTAGTACAAACTCCATTTATTTTTTCCTTTTCCATTTTCTTTGAGTCTGTACTCGCCAAGACCAATGAAATATTGACCTTGTTATTTTCTCTACCTTTATCAAAAACCAATCTATCATTATTAAGACTCATAAATTATTTTAATATTATTTTTTTAATACTTTTCTCTCCCAAATAAATTTCTGTTTCTGCTTGACCTCTCCAGCATTTATAAGAAACTGATTCACTAAAAGTTCTTTCAGCTTCTCTTTTTCCCCTTAAACACATGGCCATATTATCTTGTATTCTATGTTCTTTTATTTCTCCATTCACAAACATTAATAAAGCTACTACTGATTCAATCATTGGCCATTACCATTATATTTTATTTCTCTATTTGCATCTTTTAATTTTTCAATATCTTCTAAAACCTTATCCATTTGTTTTCTTAAAAATTCAATATTAACTTTATTAAGAGCCATAGACTCAACATGTTTATTAATCTTGTCTGTTGTTTTATATAAATCTTCAATCATCATAAACTGTTCTGAGTCTGCTGGTAATGAACCTAATTGTCCTCTTGGCCATTTGATTCTAAATTCTGTATTTTCTTCTAAATCTTTTTCCATTAATTGTAGTCTAGTGTCTGTAATATTTAACCTTTCAACCATTTGAAAATAACCCATTGTTCCAAGTGCTACGATTATTATAAGACTAGCAACTGTCTTAAATGGCATTTGTACTTTTGCTTCTTCAGAAATATTTAATGGTTTATTGCTCATATCTTAAATCCTTTTTTCCATGATTGAATTGCCCAATAAGCTGGACTCAATGTTTTCTGTCCTTTTACTTTTGCCAATATAGGTCTAAATCTAGCAAAGAACATTCTCTGTCGTGTTGGATTATTCTTTCGTATTGGCATTCCTTTTGCACCAAATCTAACTATCTGAACTCTACCTGATCTTTTGTTTCTTACATAAACTCCAAACTTTTTTGAAGCTGATGGTGTTCTAAAAGGTTTGTTTAATTTTCTATTTCCATGTAATGACATAATTTGTAAATAACACTAATCATCTACAAATGCACCCAAAAAGATAACCACTACCATCATTCATTACATGAAGATTTATACTTTCAACATATCCTGTAAGTTTGAGTCTTAAAATATCACATACATCAAAACAATTAGCTTCACTTATAATCTCAATGCCTTTTAATATTTCTTTTGTTACAGGAATAAGTTGATAAACACCATCATTAAGAATTATTAATTCCATTACCTTTTAAAATGTCTTGGTCGCCATTGATTGCAAACATAAACATCTTTAACACCAAATGCTTTATAAATATTACAAAATGATCTACGATTGCTATATTGACCACAATCTCCACAGCTACCTCTACCTTTTGATGGTCTAAAATCTTGTGGTAATCTAAAATCAATCATCTCTCCATTTGTGTAAAAGTTTGACCTCTTGTTCATCTACCTTGACCTCTATAATAGGGTTTTTTACCAAGCTGTCTTCTACGATTTTTATTCATAGAAGAAGTATTGGGTCTTCTTCCTATACTCGTACCTTTGTGAGTTTTTTCATAGACAACTACTTGTCCATAGACATTACCCTTTTTCTTTGCCATTAGAGTCTTTTATTTCTTCTGCTTGTGCTTCTATAATTAATGGTAAAGGTTCAGTTACATTTGTTTGTTGTACTTTGTCAGACATTCCAAGCATATTTTTAGATAAGAATATCTGCATCATAGTATTATCTTTTTTAACTGCTTTATCGTACATTTTTTTTCTCAAACTAGCTTTACCTTGCTCTCTGTATTGATCTATTATTTCGGCAAAATTTCTTTTTAATGTTCTCGCAGATACATTCATTACTGAAGCTATCTCATAAGTAGGACAACCAATAGAAGCTAGATTTTTCAATATCTCTACATCTACTTTTGCTTTTGGTCTGCCAACACTACATTGTGGTTTCTTTGTGGCTTTAGCCATAATTTTGTCCGATTTCATATTAGATTCTTATACCTCATTTCCCCAACAATCCCAACCCTCTACTCGTTGTCTAGCAAACAGTTCTATTCTTGGTAAATCTCCACAAAGTTCTACAATTCTATTTCTTATATCGTCAGGTTTTTTACTGTGTTTTTCTAATCTACTTACTATTAATTGTCTTACAGATTTAGATATTCTTTTTGGTTTTCCTTTGGTTGCTAATAAACATTGTTCAGGGTTGCATCTAGTGTAATAACCCATTCCTGTAAAATACCCATCTGATTTTTTGTTTTGTTTTACCCAAGTGAAAGCTACTGTTTTATATTTAAAACCCCACCTTTTAATAGTTTCCAAAGCTTCAGGAAGCATTGAGTCAATAGCCCATATAAATAAGATACAATCATCATCAGAAATTGACCTAATAGGTAGATTATAAATATCATCAATATTAAGGCAATTATAATACTGTAAAGCAGATCGTTTAGTGCCTTTATCAGAATATGTTTTAAAATGCCAAGCTGGGTCTGCATAAATAATATTATATTTTTTTTTAGGAAAAGGTATCAAATTTCTATCTTTTTTAGTTCCTTTATGCAACCAATCGGAAAGATATTACGATCACTAAAAGTTTCTTCATCATAACTTGCAAATGTCCATAAATACTTTTTATCTTTTTTGAATACATAAGCATTAGTTGTCATCAAAGCTGGTTTCATATTAAGAAATTCTTTTTCAGATGCGTGTCCACTATCTCCTAATATATCTATCCATTTAATCTCAAAGAAGTAATATTTCTTCCTATTTATTGATATGTGTCTGAATTTAGACTTTTTCTTGACCATTTAGTGTTTGCTCTTATCTATTGATTCTAAGACAGCCCTGTACCACTCTAGTTGTCGTTCAAGCTGTCTGTTTCTTATAGATAAACTAATAATCCTTTTTCTACAATATTTAAAAATTCGCAGTAATCCTATCATTTAACTTCTTCTAATGGTTCTTTTTTCCATTTATGTTTTTTATATTTTTTACCATCTTTTAAAATTATATTATATTGATCCCACTCGGACAGTACTTTTTCCCCACTATTAAAAACCTTATCTTTGCTTGACCCTATATTTAGTAATTGTGTATTAGATTTGTTATTTAGTCCTTGTTGCGATATGTGGTCTGTATGTGATTGTTGTGGGCGACCCTTGTGGTTATCATTTTTCTACGCACAAGCCTTAGTATGAAAGTTCGCATTTCAGAATAAGTCATTTTAAATCTTTTAGCATTCACCCTTAAAGGCATAATCAACTCTCCTCTACGAACAAATATTGTGTTTTCTAAAAATCTTAAATTTTTATCCTGATGACTAGCTGAACTTATCATATATATCCAACAACTTGCTTGTAATAAGTTTTTAAACACAGGGTGTTGCCAAATATTTCTATAACAGATGAAATAACCAGATTTACGACTCATTTATATTTATAAGCAAATATTAATTTTTTTACCCCTTTTGAATATTGTTTTTCGAAACCACCTTCACCTCGTCTTGTAACTGTTATCCCTTGTGTTTGACCTAAAAATTTCCAATTATCAGCTTTATATATAGCTCCTGTTCTTGGTGGTTCAACAAAAGTAACCAAACCAATTAACTTTGTTTTATATTTAGCGTTATAATCTTCAAAAATTTTATTCCTAAATAATTTTAAAACTTTAGTTCCTAAATTTTTATCATTTGTTTTTTCCACAATTCTATAGACATTATTGTTTAAAAATTGTAGATCATCACATACTTTAAAATGTTCTCTAAAAATTTTATAATTAAGGGGTGGTGAAGCACCACTTATAATACCTATGGGTGTATGTCCATCATAAATTAAATAATTTATTTGTCTGCCTACAATACCTCTACTTTTAGGATAATGTTCAATATACCATTTTACAAATAAAGAGTTTGATTTTTTAACATTCTCTAATTTTAGACCATTATTGAAAAGACTTAGAGGAATAAAAATATTTTTTTTATAAATCATACCAGAATGCCCCTTAATATTTTTTTTTTTATTTTTATTAATACAAGATTTGCATTTGAATTTGCCAAAAGTTCTATAAACTTTTGTTTTGCTTCCGCATTTATCACACAATTTCATAAAATTATTTTTTTTTAAAATATTTGTGTTATTAAATCCCACTCCTCAATCCTCTCTCTTACTTTTTTTGCTAAATCTTCTTGTTTGCCATATTTATCTTCAAATGCTTGTTTGCCTAAATGTACTGATATTTTTCCTGTTCTATGATGAATTGGACATAATGGAATAATATCATAATGTGATGGTCTAAGTCCTAATCCTGTATGATTTCTAATATGATGTATCTCTGCTGGTCTTACTAATCCATCTTTTTCACAAGCTATACAACCATAAGCGGCTACTTTAGTCATATACTCTCTTTCAGCTTTGTTTGGTCTTTTCTTTGCCACAATATTACATCTTTATTATATTTGGATTTAGTTCTTTTACCTGAGTCTACTACTAAATCAATTTTTTTAAGTTCGTTTATTCTAGCACATATTGAAGATAAAGGTTGTCCTAAACTATCTGCTATTTGTTCATTAGAAAAAGGTCGTTCAGATAATAAATTAAATACTTCTTCTCTAAGTGTTAGTTTGTTTCTTTTAGTTTCCCAAGCTGATTTGCTTGTTGGTGATTCTTTGCGATATGCTTTGTAATCGCTAAATAAATCTAATTGGCTCATATCTATTCCTCTCTTTTAGGCAGATGGCGACTAGAGAGAGAGAAGCCGCCACCCACATTTTTTAACCTAAGTATTGATATGAAAACTTTTATACTTAATCCCAACAGGGATAATCTCTCTTAACATAAATATAATTTTTTTCATATCTTC